GATTCATATCTCACCCTAATGGCTGACCGGCTGTTCTCCAAAGAATATTCGCGTTATATACGCGAAAGCCGAATACGACAAATCATAAATGAAGAGTTGCAAGTAGTTTTAACAAACGAAGAAGCCGCAGAGATGTTCGGTGAAGATATTTTAGAAATATTAGATGAAGAAGAAAATAAAACAAAAGGAAAAAATAATGAAAATTTCAAAAAATATACTTAAAAATATTATTAAGGAAGAAATAGCAGCCCTTAGCGAAGGAAATAAAACTGTAATGTCGTTCATTACGCCCGAAACAGGGGGGCATGAAACAAAAATAGAGTTTTTAGGTACAAAAACAGATTATGACCAAACACAGGTCATGCTTCGGCTTGATGGCGAGGAGCCTCCTGAAACATATACAGCATACGACATAGACGACTTGGCAGATCAAATAATCTCTGACCTCAAAGAAAATTATGATGGTTATTGGTTTTTAGACGAGTCTAGCTATGTAGAGAATTTCAAAGTAAACTTATTAAAAGTATTAGAAGCCATAGGTGCAGATCCAAGCAGTGCCGAAGGTGAGCGTGGATCTTATAGAGATAGAGACACCGGAGGTCTATATTAAAGAAGTCTTGGACATCAAAAAAACAAAGAGAGGTGATTATGATGGCAGCAGTAAAAGGAAAATTAGACAAGTTAGTAGAAAAAGTTATCTCAAGAAAGTTTCTTGTTTGGCTTTCCGCTACAGGACTTATGGGATACGGACTACTAGAATCCTCAGATTGGGTGATTATTTCCGGACTTTATCTCGGTGGCCAATCTGTTATTGATTCTATAGTTAAACTTAAAGGAGCATAGTAAAGTGAAGCTGACAAAAGCAAAACTTAAACAGATTATTAAAGAATCGCTAGGCGATGAAATGAAAACGAAACTATTTCAACTTTATTTTAACCCCGATCACCGTCAGCAAGCGATTGAATTATCAAATAGTTTAGGTACACCTATCGATAATGATTTTTTTGTCGGTGTTAATCTGGCAGGATTTGATCTGGAAGGCGCTGATCTGTATGGCGCTAATCTGCAAGGTGCTAATCTGCAAGGTGCTAATCTGAAAGACGCTAATCTAGCAGAAGCTTATCTGTATGACGCTAATCTGTCAGGCGCTAATCTGAGAGACGCTTATCTGGAAGGCGCTGATCTGGGAGGCGTTAATCTGGAAGGCGCTTATCTGAAAGGCGCTGATCTGGGAGGCGCTAATCTGTCAGGTGCTGATTTGTCAGGCGCTGATCTGTTTGACGCTGATCTGTCGCATGCTGATCTGTCGGGTGCTGATCTGTCGGGTGCAAATTTGGAGAATGCTTATGCTCTTGAGACAGACTTATCAAATTCTAATTTAACAAATGCTATATTAAATAGTACAGCAATGTATAGCGCTATCCTACAAGGTGCTAATATGAAAAACATTACATATGACAAATACACATCTTTCCCGCCCCGGACAGAAAAGGATTTGAACCTTGATTCAAGTTTTTAGTATATTAAAAAAGTATTGGAAAGAGATTCTTTTATCTTTACTTCTAATCTTTCTTGTGTTAAAATCTAAACATGATATCAATCAGATGCGCGACAGTCATGCTGCTGCTGAACAAGCAATGATGGAGCAGATAGAAGGACTTAAGCAAATTCACGCAGATGAAATAGCAGAGCGAGAGAAGGCTCTACAAGAATATAAAGAAAGAGTTGTCGAAATAGAAGAAAGATATATAAATGCGCAAGACGAAATAGAAAGACTTTCGCAAGAAGAAAGACAAGAATTTGTAAAAGACTTTTCACTAAACAAGCAAAATCTGATTGATGCCATAACCCAACGTTACGGATTTACATATGTACCTTAGTTTATTGATGACAGCAGCTAACGCAGGAGAAGCAAGATTTACTTTTCTTGGCGTTAATGAGCCGGCCCCTTTTGAGGGAGCCCTATTTAATCCGGAGGCAACAGCAGAATTAATCGTTGCCCCGAAAGAAGTTCAGTTGAATTGTGATTTGGAATTTGAATACCAAATTGATCTATTACAGACAGAACACCAATTAGTAATCCAAAATATGAACTCTAGATACAACGCGCTTAACGTGGAGTACCAACAGGCAATTAGCGCAAAGGATTTACAAATCGAGAATCTGGAAACAGTTATTTCTTCCAATTCTGGTGTTAGCAAGTGGGTTTGGTTTACTGGGGGGCTAGTCGGAGGTTCAGCTTTAACCTATTCGGCATACAGGGCGTTCAATGTCAATTAAAAATCCTGATAGAGTGGCCGCTATAGAGCAAGCAATATCAAAGAAGTACGGCGAAGAGGCTATTCAAAACCCAAAAGCCAATTGGACAGAAGAAAAAGAAAAAGAATATCTCGAACAAATGAGCGAGATGTATAAAAAGATTAAACACAATGAGATTTCTGACGAGAAAATAGACATTAATGGCATAAAGGTGTCCAAAAAACTATTTAATAGGGAATCCATGTCACACTGTCCTGTTTGCGGTAGTGTACCAAAAAGAACTTTTGATGATGTCTGCTTAATTAAATTTGATTGTTGCGGACAATGCTACATAAAATATGTTGAAGACCGAGAAGAAAGATGGTCAAAAGGTTGGCGACCTAATATTTAATATAGAAAAAGGCAATATAATATGAAAATCACCAAAGATAAATTAAAGCAGATGATCAGTGAAGAAATAGAAAGTATTTCAGAAGATGAGCCCAGCCTTAACGAACAAAGTGACATAATGTCAGATTTGGGTGCCGCATTAGAGAATGCCGCTGCCGCCGCACAAAGAGCTATTGGATCTGCACCTAGCCGTTATGAAAAAAAATTAGCACAGAATATCTATTATGAACTCGAAAATCTTATAGAAACGATGTGGGAAGTTTAATATATTTTTAAGGAAAAAATATTATGAAAATTACAAAAACAAGATTAAAGCAGATTATTAAAGAAGAAGTTGAAAATCTTTTAGAAGGGCACGATGAGCGTTACGAATATCTAAATGCTTATAGCGATTATGAAAATCGCCAAAGAGTTGAGCGAGAAGAAGGATGGGAAAAGATTGACCCCATGGGTTCCGAATATCGCAGACTCAAGCCGGAATATAGAGATGCAGATATTGATCCAATGTCTGGCATGGCTGTTCCTCGATCTGGTGGAAGACCATACGATCACGATGAGGAAACTGACCCAATGTCTGGCATGCCTGTCTATAGAAAGAAAGAGCGCAATCCGTTTAAATAAGGAATAACAAAATGGCAACAGTTTACGAAATCGTTCAAGGACTATCACAAGCGGCAGCGAACGCTTATGATGGCGCATTAGACGAAAAAGGCGAGCCCTTGCTGGCTGGACTTAAAAGAGAAGAAGGCGATCCGATTCTAGATAAAAGAGTCATGGACGGCTTTGGTGTTCGCTTTTATGGAAATATGATGTGTCTATCATATCATTCAGAAGTTATGCTTAAAGAAGTTTATGCTAGCGGCTTTGAAGAAGACATTGAAAGACAGTTGGCGGAAATTGTAAAGTTCCTTAAAAAAGAATATTCTAAAATAACCGGCAACTCCGTAGCTCTCACCAAAGAAGGTGAAGTTGATATTCTTGTTGAAAATTCTACCAGAGTGCGTTCTTGGGTCACAGCTAAGATGCATTATAAAGTTGGCGGATTAAACGAAGAAATGAATATTGATGGCGGCTCCAAAGCGCCAGATGAATATTGGAAATCTTTCTTAAGCCAAGGTGGCTGGAATGGTAAGGGCGGAAAACGCCCACAAAACGATAGTCGTAAAAAGGAGACTAAAAAATGAAAGTATCAAAAACAAGACTTAAGCAGATTATTAAAGAAGAAGTTGAGAAACATTTAAATAAAGAAGCTATGATTCCTGGGCTTCCGGGTAGAGAACCAGATTCTGCCGGGATGGGTGATGCGAGGATCGATACTTTAATTACTGGATTTTCTGACTACATGGAAGCAGATCCGTCGATGGTCAGGCGGGCTTTAGAAAAATGGCATGGCGGTGATTTAGAATATGTTGACCCTGACAAAGAATTTCAATCACGCTATCTATACCCAATAATGCTTAAAAGTCGAGAGTTAATGGATCAAGCCGACGGTGATTCTAAAAGAGCCATGAGAATGGTTTTGGGCTTAGAATAAAAAATGAAATTATCAAAAACCAGATTGAAGAAGATCATTAAAGAAGAAGTTGAGAAACACTTAAACAAAGAAGCTATGGATATTCCTGGGCTTCCGGGTCGGCCATTGGATTCTTCTGATATGAATGAAGTAATGAAAGATATTATAATTACCGGATTTTCTGAATTTATACAAGCGGATCCATCGGAGGTCATAGAAGCTTTAAAGGCTTTTAATAAAGTGAATAATTTAGTGCATGATGGAGATGATCGTGCTTTTGGTCAAAAATATATATACCCAGTAATGCTTAGAAGTCGAAAAATAATAAAGAAAGCCCAAGGCGGGCCTACCGATCTTGGAGAAGAAATTGATGGGAAAAGAGCCATGAGAATGGCTTTGGGCTTAGAATAAAAATTTAAGAGAATGAATGACTTTCAAGTTAGACAGAAAACAACGAGTAAAAGAAATATTAAAATGTGGGAAGGATCCGTCTTATTTTCTTAAGACATATGCTCGTATCTCTCACCCGCTACACGGTCTAGTACCTTTTAATACTTATCCGTTTCAAGATGATTTATTAAAAGAATTTAACGATTATCGTTTCAATATTATTTTAAAAGCTCGGCAGTTAGGTATTTCTACCATTACTGCCGGGTATGTTGTTTGGATGCTGCTTTTCCATCGAGATAAAAATGTCTTGGTTATGGCAACTAAATTTTCTACAGCAGGAAACTTAGTAAATAAAGTTAAGAAGATTATGAAAAATCTTCCAGACTGGTTAAGAATTGCTAGCATCGATATAGACAACAGAACTTCATTTGTATTATCAAATGGTTCTCAAATTAAAGCCTCTTCGACTTCAGGTGATGCTGGTCGTTCAGAGGCTCTTTCTCTTTTAGTTCTAGATGAGGCAGCGCACATTGAGGGATTAGAAGAACTGTGGACTGGTTTGTATCCTACACTGTCTACAGGTGGTCGTTGTATTGCCCTTTCCACGCCCAACGGTGTGGGTAACTGGTTCCATAAAACTTGCACAGATGCAGAGGCAGGGTCAAATAATTTTAAGCTCACAAACCTTCGCTGGGACGTGCATCCGGATAGGGACCAAGCTTGGTTTGAAAAAGAAACCAAGAATATGTCTAGGCGTCAAATAGCTCAAGAGCTAGAGTGTAACTTTAATACTTCTGGTGAAACTGTAATTGGTGGCGATGATATTGAATATTTATTAACCCAAGTAAGAGAGCCAAAATACCGAACCGGATTTGATAGAAATTTTTGGATTTGGGAAGACTACGATCCTACATGCAATTATTTAATGGTTGCTGATGTCGCTAGAGGTGATGGCGAAGACTTTTCTACATTTCATATTATAGAATTAGAAACGCTGTCAGCAATTGCTGAATATCAAGGGAAACCAAACCCAGATATGTTTGCTGCGATGTTGAATCAAGTTGGCAGAGAATTTGGCAGTTGCATGTTGGTTGTCGAAAATAATAATATTGGCTATACTGTATTAGACAAATTAATAGAATATCAATATCCAAATTTGTATTACTCCATTAAGTCTACACATGAATATATTGATCAACATCAAGCAGAAGTAATTAATAGTTCTGTCGCTGGTTTTTCAACTAGTATGAAGACTCGACCACTTATCATAGCAAAAATGGAAGAGTTTATAAGAAATAAACTAATTAATATATACTCCGCTCGAACTATTAATGAAATGAGAACTTTTATTTGGAAGAACGGAAAACCACAAGCGATGAGAAGTTATCATGACGATTTAATCATGGCCTTAGCGATTGCTTGTTGGGTCAGGGATACCGCTCTACAAACAAACGCAAGAGATTTAAATTACCAAAAAGCATTTGCACAATCAATTATAACTTCTAAAACATCTTTTAATACTACAATAAAAGGCCAAGCGGGCTATAAAAATAACAATATATTTGATAAAATGAAAGAAGCCGAAGATTTATATAGTCAATATAAATGGATAATAAAGTGAGAATATTAAATGGCAAAAAAAAGAACCACAGGTAAGAACCCGAATAATCCCCAATCAGATTTATTTAAAGCCCTAACTAGGCTTTTTTCTGGTCCGATTATTAATTATCGATCACAGTCTGGTAGAAGAATTCGAAGGCAGCATTTAGATAAATATAAATCTAGATTTAAAAGTGCATCCGGACAACAATTTAAAAAATCTTTATATAACCCACTAGACGTTATAGCAACAGACGCTATAGCAAATCAAAGACGGACTGAAAGGTATATCGATTTTGATCAAATGGAGTACACTCCGGAAATTGCATCATCATTGGATATATATGCAGATGAGATGACGACTTATTCAGATTTGCGCCCAATGTTAAATATTAAATGTCCTAATGAAGAAATTCGTGCAGTCTTAACAATATTATTTGATCAAGTCTTAAATCTTCAATATAATCTTTTCGGATGGAGCCGTACAATGTGCAAGTACGGAGATTTCTTTTTATACTTAGATATCGATGATACATACGGTGTAAAGTCAGTTATTGCTTTGCCCTCTCAAGAAATTGAACGATTAGAGGGTCAAGACTCAACAAACCCTAACTACGTTCAATATCAATGGAATTCTGGCGGATTGACCTTCGAAAATTGGCAGGTTTCTCATTTTAGAATTCTAGGAAATGATAAGCAAATGCCATATGGTACCTCTGTTTTGGAACCATCGCGCAGAATCTGGAGGCAGCTTACACTTATGGAAGATGCGATGATGGCTTATCGAGTTGTTAGATCTTCAGAGCGTAGAGTATTTAAAATTGATGTAGGGGCAATTCCCCCACAAGACGTTGAGCAATACATGCAAAAGATTGTTACGCAGCTTAAACGACACTCTGTTGTAGATCCGAGTACCGGTCGCGTTGATTTACGTTATAACCCTATGAGTATTGAGGAAGATTATTATATTCCTGTTCGTGCTGGATCTGTTACTGATATTCAATCTCTTGCTGGCGCACAAAATATCACTGCCATAGATGATATTAAATATTTACGTGATAAATTATTTTCCGCACTCAAAATACCACAATCATATTTGTCAATGGGCGAGGGCGCGACAGAAGATAAAACTACATTAGCACAAAAAGATATTCGTTTTGCGCGTACAATCCAGAGACTTCAGCGAGTTATCATTGCCGAACTTACAAAAATAGGAATTATTCATCTCTACACTCTTGGGTTCCGTGGTGATGATTTGCTGAGTTTTGAATTGGCGCTCAATAACCCAAGTAAAATTGCTGAACTTCAAGAGTTGGAGCATTGGAAAACCAAATTTGATATTGCTGCTTCAGCTACTGAAGGATATTTTTCGCGTCGGTGGGTTGCAGAGAGGGTATTTGGCATGTCTCATGAAGAGTTCATGCGAAATCAACGCGAAATGTATTATGATCGCGAGCATGATACCAGATTACAACAAATTGCAGAAGCTGCTGCGGCGGCAGCGAGTGGTCTTGGTGGGGGCGATATGGATCTTGGTGGAGATATGGGTGATCTGGATCTTGGTGGTCCGGAAGAAATGGAAGCAGCCGATGCCGGTGGAGAAGCAGCAGCCGCATTAGGCGGAAGTGATTTGGATCTGGGCGATGAAGGCGGTGGCGGTGATGATTCTCCGTTATTAGCGGTACCACCGGGTTCTCGTAACTCTCCTCGTTTAACTCCGGGGGCAAAAGGAAAAGTTTATTATCCAAAGAAAGTGGATCGTCGTAATGCCGGCGCTAGAAGTAGACATTTTGCAGCACAAAGAGATTCTGAAAAAAGTAGCAATACACGTAGAAACGTATTGCCAGGAAGCGAAATAAATAGTTTAGCAAAATCGATAGGTCCCAGCGCCGGTATTTATGCTGAAAGTGAGACTACTTACAATAAGGCAGAACAAGAAGAAGAAAAGAAACTCTTTGAGGTCAACACTTCTATTCGAAATTTGTTGGATGGCCTAAATAAAAAAAGCAATATTTTATTGGAACAAACAAATGAAGATTAAACATAATAAAAAAAGAAATACCGCTTTTGTCTATGAAGCTCTTATACGCGAAGCTACAATAGCCATAATAAAACAAGATAATGAAAAAAAAGATAAAGTTTTTTCTATAATAAAAAAACACTTCAATGCCGACAGCATTTTATATAAAGATTTGGAATGCTATCGCTCTCTTTACGAAGATACCGCATCTACAAAAGAGATGGCTACTAAAATTTTATTAGAAGTTAGGACTCAAAAAAGATTAATTGATCCGGATGGCTTGTTTAAGCAGCAAACTGATTTGATTCATGACATTAATAAAGAACTGACATCTGAAACATTTAATAATTTTGTACCCAACTACCGATGCTTGGCTACGATTCAGCAGATTTTATCAATAAAGTCCTCTCCAAAAACAAAAGTTATGCTGGAGAGAGAAATTATAGATAATATGGTTGTCATAAAAGAAAATAAAAATGAAATGCCAACAATAGACAATCTTACTTATCAGAACTTTGTAAATAAATTTAATGAAAAGTACGATAATAAACTTCTAAAAGAGCAAAAAGAATTGTTGACTCACTATGTCGCATCTTTTTCAGATAATTCTTTGCAGCTTAAAATATTTTTGAACAATGAAATAAGCAGATTAAAGCTAAAAATTAAAGAAGCCAAAGATATATCATATATTCAAGAAGATGATGATATGTTAGAAAAAACACAATTAGTTTTTAACAAACTACAAAAATTTTCTAAAGAAACCATTAGCGAAAGTATATTATTGACTGTGCTAGCTAGTCAATCATTAGTAGAGGAGATTTATAATGGCGATAACGATTAGAGTTGGCGACAAAGCCAACAGAAAATTAGTCACTTTAGAAATGGATGTCCGCAAAAGTTTGAGCGGAGATTTAATGATTTTTGATCATGGTGATATTGATATAGTTCTTTCTACCGCCAACAATAAAGTTACCGCTTTCCCAAAAGAAGTTTTGAGTGATTATGTATATGGTGCGCAAAATAGATTATTTTCTTTTCTTAAAAAAAGAGGGGTGGTAATACCGGAAACAGTCCGCGCTGGAGCTTTTTATGGATCTTTTGAGGCCACATTGCAGAAGCCAATAAATGAAAAAATAAGCGCAGCAAAAATGACATTAGTAAATATTTCAGAATTTATTAATGAAGAGCGTCCATATTTTGAAGCCATGGAAGCATATGTCGCTGATACAGAATCGGAATATGTCGATCCGGATAAAGAAAAATCAACAGAACTTGGCGAAGTTCCACAAGCTTCTGAGAAGGGCTCTATGAGATATGTTAGAGATTCTGCTGCACATTATCTCTATACAATGTAGGAGTTTTAAATATGCCTAAAGAAATGAAGTTAATAATGGAAAGGTGGGATAAATTTAAATTAGAAGAAAAAACTGAAATTAATACAGTAGGTCAATTTAAAAAGTTTTTAAAATATCACCGTGCAGCCGAAGCCGGTAAGGAAGCCGGCAAAGAAGCAATGGACATAATTTTAGGCGCGCTACCGGGAGTAGGCAATATATATACCGCTTTAAAGGGCACTAAAACGGCAGTTAGCGCATTAAATAAAATATATGGCGCTGATGATAAATTCAAAAGTAATACCGGATTAGATGTTTTAAACGTTGATGACAATGTTTCTAGGATTGTTGATAATCCAGTTGAAGTCAAATTTTTAAATTATTATGCTAATTTAATTTCAGATATGGATGATGATGAACTATTGCCAAACGCTACAAGCGAATTGCAAGATTTTTTAAAAACAAATTTCAATGATAATACGGTAAAAAAATGAACTTATTATTTTTTATTCTTATTGCGTATGGACTAACGCAAATATTAGTATATTCTGATATGCCAATATTAAAAAAGTTAAGACCGACAAAAGAATCTTATCATGGTTATGGTAAGATTTTTCATTGTCCTATGTGTTGTGGTTTTCATGTTGGCTGGTTTTTAGTATTACTTTCTCCATGGACAGAACTATTTAACTGTGATGTAACATTTATTAATATGTTTCTTTTCGGATGTTTATCATCTGGAACGTCTTATATTTTAAATATGGTATTTGGAGATTCTGGAATTCAGTTCTCCCAAAACATACAAGCTATAAAACCAAAACTCATAAAGGAAAAACAAAATGCATAGATGGATGTTACAACCGGTACGTCGTTGCAAAAGCGGCTGCTAACTCGCGCCGGTAGCGCCGGCAAATTTATAATTAAATAAAAATTATGAAATTAACAAAACAAATATTAAATAAAATAATAAAAGAATCTTTAAAGCAAGAAGATTACAAAGAAAGGATTGTGGAGATCTTTAAATCTGGTGATCGTGAATATGCTATGGAATTAGCACATGATGTTGGAATTGCAATAACCGATTTATTTACCGGTGCTGATTTGAAAGGCGTTAAAATGCCAAATATTAATCTGGCCGACGCCAATTTAAGAGGCACTAATTTTAGAGGAGCTAGCTTGTGGGGCATCAATATGGACGGAGCCGATCTCACAGGGGCTAATTTAGAATATGCTAATTTAGAAGGTTGTAGTCTAGAGGGTGCTAACTTAACAGGTGCTAAACTTTATAATGCAAATGTACAAGGTGCTGATTTTTCAAACGCTAATTTGACAGGAGCCGATCTAGATTGGGTCAATATGCATGTTGCTATGATTAATAAAAAAACAATTTTACCTCTAGGATATAAGATTCCAAAGCGAGGTTCGGTAGAGGCAGATTTTATGGATATGGCCAATCGCGACGATCCGTGAAATCCAGCAAATAAATTAAAGGTACGACAATGAGTAAAAAATTATTAAGAGAATTTTATGCGCTATGTGAAGGCGGTGTCTGCAAAGATTTGCTCACAGAAGCTGAAAAAAGATTTATTGCAGACGGCGGTATGATTTTAACCGGTATTATGCAAAAGTCTGATACACAAAACGGTAACGGTCGCGTTTATCCGCACGAAATTCTACAAAGAGAAATGAAAAACTATCAGAAACTAGTTAAAGATAAGAGAGCACTAGGAGAACTGGACCATCCCGATGATTCAGTTATTAACTTAAAAAATGCCTCTCATATGATAACTGAGGTTTGGTGGGACGGAAAGAATGTTATGGGTAAGGCGAAAATCCTTGAAACTCCGTCTGGCAAGATTCTTCGTTCTCTTGTTGATAGTGGTGTTACTCTTGGGATATCCTCTAGAGGAATGGGTTCGGTCAATGAATCAAACGGGCAAACTGTAGTTGAAGATGACTTTCAGTTGATTTGTTTTGACTTCGTTTCGGAACCATCGACTCCAGGCGCGTTTATGATGAAAGAAGCTAAAGACTATAATAATAAAGTTTTTACAAAAGCAGATAGAGTTAATAGATTACTAAATGAGGTTTTAGAAGATGAGTGATATGTCGTTATTATCAGAAGAGATCCATAGCGCTATTATTGAGGAAGAACTTTTAGCCGAAGGTATTTTACAAGATATAATAGGTGGAATTGCGAGTTTTATCAAAAAGTTGTTTTCTCAGGAAAATTTAGATAAAGCCAAGCAGTTGAGTAAACAAGGAATGGAGAGGACGAAGGAAGAACTTAAAAGACTAATAAATTACACTGTTGATGAACTCTTGCCAAAATTAGCAGAGGCTACTTTACGGAGTTTAATTAAAGCCATGGCAGT